CCATTGAATAAGGGTTCCACCTATAGAGTATGGCAGATCAAATTGCTCTTCGGCGTTGTTTGCAGCATTATAGGAATATCTCCCCATGCCGCTAAAAATGTGTAATTGACCTTCAGGGTTATCTACAACATATCTTTTCATATCTGGCAATCCCTTACCGTGTTTTTGACTATTCATTCTAGTTTCCCCATACTGAACTGCAGCATATATTTTATCAGAATCAGTCTTGGGATTAAATATCTGAGCAATTAGTGTGAAAAAATCTTTTTTTACAAGAGTAACAGGAATCCCTTCACCCATATCATAAACCATTAAGTAAAGTTGCTCTTCAACTTTATGGGCTAATATCCACCACCTTTTCCCGATATCAGCAATAAACTCAGAAAATTGCGTTTCATTTGAATATGCATGCAACCCCACATTACTAATCGATTCTGTTAAGGCTGCATATAGCTTTTGCCCGTCTGATACTGATATTTTTCCTTCATAGATCGTACCTTTAATGTATTTCAATACATTTTTTATTTTTTCTCTGGCCTCAGCGCTTTCTTGATTGTTTTTAGTTTTACCGGCAACAGCTGAAACAATTTCCATTGAGTTTAACTTATCAGCGGTAACACGTTGAAACCCTGTAATACCCCATATACCACATATTTTAAACCAATTATTAACCCGCGCTGATCCGCAAGTAGTTATAGCAATTACAGTTTTATCTTTTGTTTGTCTCTGCAAAAAATCGATGTAAGCATACAGCACGATAACAGCACATGCTTTGATAGCGTTTGTATTTCGAAAGTCAATCAATACTTTTTCACCATCATTTATACAATCTCTGATTAAGGTTATAAACTCTATAAAAAGCTTATAATTCTCAGGATTAAACAAATCTAAGGCGCTTGGTGCAGGGATTCTCACGCGAGAAAAGACTCGCATAGGAAAGAGCATCCTTCGTCCACCAGACTGCTTCCTGGCCTCTCGTCGAGCCATCTTCCTTGCCCTGGTTAAAGAGTATTCTATTTGTTCTTCTGTTAGCCGCTTCATATCCTTTCCTCAATAGTTCCTGAAGCTTACCAGTTCAAAGTGGAACAACAAACCTGTGGATGCATCTTAAATCAAGAATTTGAAAGCATGTATCGTATCGTAGCAATTGTTTGTAAATTTGCATTAAACATACCAGGTTGCGCGCGCTCGTATCCCCGCCACGCCTGCCCGCTTTGTGTAGTGGTTTTCATGCACCTGCATGAGATATGAAAAAGCCCGCCAGAACTGGCGGGCCGGAGCTAAAAAGATCCTAAAACGATCATGCAGATTCATGCAGCATAGCCATGCACTCTCTTTTTTCAGGTTAGCCTGAAATCCTCGTCAAAATCCATAAAGTTTTCAGCTACTCGCGATGAGAGGATGATGTACTTAACCCCCTCATTCAGAGGAACGGGGCGTTCAAGTTCAAGTATAAAAACACCATCATAGGTTTTACCCAGCCAGAACCCGCCGCCGCAGGATTTTGGCCGCTGAAAAAGCACCCAGCCACCAGGGACATACTTCATTAATGGCTCATAGCGATAAACGACCTGATAATTGCTGTCTTTAGACCCCATAGCCTAACGCCTCGCCTTGCTCGTTGTTCAACCTTGCAGGCGGTAAAAACCAGTTTTATCGCCTGCAACGTTTTGTTAATGCAGCCAGCTGTCGTCTTCCCAGACCTGCTGCATAATTTCCATTACCCGCTGCTTATCCTCATCAAGTTTTAAGCCAGTCAACTCAATACCGTTGGCACTTCCTTTGCGAATGCGGATCGCCGTCTTGGGATACAAGGGGGTCAGGTTGCGGTAAAGCTCGATTTCGAGTGCTTCCAGTGTCGCCTGGCTAATTTTCTGCTCTTTATCAATCATTATTTCGACACGCATGGAGATCATCCCCCTAACTGGAAACATCCATTGACCGGCTGTACTCATGGCTACGGATTTTCGCCATTAATTCATCAGTCAGCTCTGAGACCCACTGGATAGCAAGCCGCTTCTCTTCATCGCTGCACTCACTAGCCGCTACAAGCTTGATAAAAAAATCAATACGCTGGAGCTTCAACGACTCCAAAAGATAGTCCTGCATTTTCCCTCCTATCCTCACTACAGGATATGTAATGCCACATCCCTACATACGGACAACTAAATACTGTATATGTATACAGTATAATACGTTTTTTAAGTTGTAAAATACTTTTTATCATTCAATCAGATGTGTCCGATGTACCAGAAAAAAGGCGAAAAATGCGCCCCTTCATCAGTACTACTGGCGCCATTTATCATCTTCCTGCAGCCTTTGGTTCCGGTAAAAGACACGTAGACCTGCACCAGATGGAATACTGCCACCGCGCAGAAGCAAAGCGATCTCCGCCTCCGAACCATCAAAGCCTCTCGATTTAAGTTCATACTCCAGCTGCAGGCGCTGCTGATTATCCACATCCTGCCTGTACCCTTTCCGGCGCTTAGGCTTAACCATGCGAAGCCGTGCGTTTAGCTCCCTCAGCTCCTTTTTGCTCATGCTATGGAGATATTCCTGCAGCTCCCGCTCATCCATACCCGCTATATCCGATAAATCCTGTCCGCTTACGGCCCCGTTTTCGTTCATTTTTTCCACAGGGGGACAGTTATTGCCACGAGTCCAAGGGGCGCAAGCGCCCTGGTCGGCTGGCGCCTCCTGAACGTCAACGGCCTTACGAACCATTTTCCACTTCATCGCATGCGTGCAAATCCGGCCCTCAATAATCGGGGACCAGATGCCATAAATACGGATGCCGTGATCGCCATAGGCTGATGGCTCGTCATTGAGTTCATAAGCCGTGCGGACCAGGTGATGTTTACGCGGAACCAGTACGCCGCCCTGTTTCAAGATGTAGGTGGCAAAACACCCGGCATCGGCTGCCGCCAGCACGGCATCCAGACGCGGGTTATCCAGTACCGGCGCACCGGCTTTTTTATCGGCATGCTGTCGCGCGGCCTGGCCTGCCAGCAAACGCAGCTCGCGATAAGCCTGGCGGCCCGGTATACCGAAAAAGCGGAATTGCTGGACGCGATGCAGCGAAGCCCAGGCATTGACATGTTCGGCATTGTCCCGCAGTGATCTGCCGGTTTCTTTGCTGATTTCGTTAGCCAGGCCACGCCCGTCGATGTTCTTACTGATGTACTTCGCGATGTAGCTGGTAGGCGTACCCTTGCGCGGGTTGATCAGCTCAGACTTACAACGCGGGCCCGTATTGTTGACCAGCTCCTGGCGGTCCTCACGGATGGCAAATTTACGCAGCAGCGCGGTGATGGATTTGCGGTCTTTTTTGCGCATGAAGCAAAGCAGGTGCCAGTGCACGGTGCCGTCATGGTGTGGCTCAGCAACGCGGACGCCATACCAGCGCAGCCCGGCTTTGTGCATCGCCTTACGGAAGGCGGCGAACATATTCACCAGATAATCGCTGCTCTGCCGTACCGTGGCACTGGTCCATTTAGGGTTTGGCCTGCCGTTATTGAGCGTTGCGTGAAAGCGTGACGGACAGGTGATGGTATAGAACACGGCGCATTCACCACGCATTTCTGCGATCAGCTCCAGCCCTTTAACGCAGGCCATCATTTCGTTGCGCCGGTGTGCCGGATTGCTGCTGCTGGCGTTTACCACGTCTTCCATATCCAGCGTATCGCCCTGCTCATTGGTCAGCTCATGCGAGCGGAAGAACTCCAGCGATTTGCGGCGCTGTTCGCGTTTATGGATCACGGCCTCATAGCTGACATACGGAGACGCCTTTTTGTTAACCAGGCAGACGGCGCGCAGCTGTTCTTCTCGCCATTCACACCGCATCTGCCACAGCTTGCGATACCACCAGTCAGCACAGAGCATACGGGCAAGCGAACCCGGAATAAGTTCGTACGGGACCGGGTTACGGCGGTGCTTTTTACGGCGCAGCTGCTCGAAAGCAGGCGGGATAACATCAAGGCGCATGGCCTCAGCGGCCACCCTTTCCC